CTCCTTGGCGTCATTGATGGCCTGCTTCTGAGCGAACTCGGCTTGGCGCATCTGAAGTTTCTGTTGATGTTCATCCTGCTTCATCTGAAGCCGGAGGTTGTGCTCAATGAGCTTGCGCTCCATCTCTGGAGGAAGTGATTGGTCCTGTGTCTCGGCAGCAGGCTGGCCTTCAGGGGCGGCTGCAGCGGACGCTTCTTCAGCTTTGCGAGCTTCTGCTTTCAACTTCTCCTGACCGTTCCAGATCATCTCGCCATACTGCTGAAGTTGCTGACGGTAGACGGCCACCATGTCAGAAATTGCAGGGTCGACCCCGCCCATTTCGATGTGCTGTGTGGCGTGAGCATGGATCATCACCATAGGCTGGACGGCCTCCGCCAGAGTAGTCTGACCAGACTCAAGAGCGTCAAAGTATTGACGCAAACGAGCATCGTGATGGCGCAAGTGGATGATGTGCAGCTCGTTAGATTGCGCCTGAATGTCTTCACCGCCGATGAGGTGAGAGTTCTCCAAGACTGCGAGTTTGTCGTCAATGGTTGGGCGAGGCTCGGTGTTCTCTGGAACGTAGCGGTCAGCGAGGTCGTATCCAACTCGCGCAGCGACGCGGTCACGGAGCAAGTTGTGGCGACCGACTTCGTCAAATGCCGGTGCCTCCTTGGCTAGTTCGTTGAGAATGAGCTGACGAGCTTCGGGCGAACCACCACCGACAGCGCGATTGACGGTGCAGCGATCGAAGTCAATGACGCCGAAGACCTCTTCAGGGATGCCTTCTTCAAGGAGTCGGTCACGAAGCTCAATGACGAGGTCCCCACCCGGAAGGTCCGGGCCGTAGGCCAAGTTGAATGCGCGGCGGGCGACTTCGCGAAGGAGGTTCTGGAAGGGTTCGTAGAATAGGTTGAGGCTCGTGATGCTGAGCTTGCTCATGCGGGCAACGTAGGCCTCGACCTCAAAACGCGTGCGCTCCTTGTCGTCGGCGAACATGCCGACGGAGCTGTATTGACCTGACTTGCTCTGAAGCAGTGAGGACATGTCGCTGATCACAGGCAGCGCGTTGTTTGAGAGATTGGGGATCGTGCGCTCGATGACTTTGTTGCCGGGCGTCAGGATGGCGTATGGGCCATAGTAGGTCAGTGACAAGTCGGCGAGTGCCTGCTCGTCGGCTGGCTGGATCATGACGGAGCTGGACAACATCGCAGAGTCAATCACCTGATTGCGCAGGCGGTTGGACACTTGGATGTGCGGGTAGATTTTGTATCCTAGTCCACGGATGCTGTGGAAATACCCGTTAGACCCGATGCCGAACATGAAGACGTGGAACGGAGGGCGGTTGGCTGGATACTTGTCCTGCTTCTGGTAGATGAACTTGTCCGGGGTGCCGATGTCAAGAAACTGGTAGTGGGACCACATGCCCGAGAACTCCTTGACCCACAGGTGGCCGATAGGGATCTCATTGCCAACGCAGTCAAAGTAGAGGTCGTTGTTCTTGAGGCGCTCTTGGACCTGTTCCCAGTCCATAATGCGCCGGTCTCCAGCGGAGTTGACAGATTTGACTAGGGCGTCACGGACTGCCGCTACATCCCAGCCTACTTCGGCGGCCTGCTCGGGATTCTTGATGTAGGCGTAGAGCTGCGAGGGGCGATAGCGCTGGATGCTGCCAGCGAGTTCCATGGAACCGGGGTCAGCGAGCGTATGGCGTGGGAAGAAAAAGTCTCCGAGTTTGGCCACATGCCAACGCCAGTCGAGGTGGTCAGGGTAGTAGCACACTGAGACGCCGTCAGCGACGAAGTGGTGGCAGCAATAGAGAAACTTGTGGAAGAAGCTGCTCCACTTACGGAGCATCCCTGTGAAGGCCTTGCTTATACGCGCCTCATACTCAATGCGTTGAGGGGCTGGGAAGGCGTTTGGGCGCAACCGGAAGCGAAGGAACTCTTCCGTGTTTGAGAAGAGGTCGACATACCCGCTCATGCTGAACTCAAGCAAAGCTCCGGCCTCGTCAAAGTTTAGGTTGGACCTACCGCCCTGACCTGTCTCAACGAGGTCTTCGTCTCGGTATGGTCGCTGGCCGTCAAACATTGCCTGAAACTGCGCCCTCCCGCGACTGGACTCGACATCGTCGTCAATCATCTTGCGCAAAGCTGCGTGCGCAGACTTGGCGTCAGAGATGCGGCGGTCAGGAATGCGCCCCTCAGGGGAAGCGGTTAGCAAACCGTCGTCAGTCTGCTGAAATTCGAGTAGGGCTTTTTGCATGGCGATCAGGATTTAGCTCGGCGGACAACCCGAGGTGGAGCTACCACATTAACCTCGGTCTTCGGCTCCGTGTCAACCTCGACGACTTCGGGGGCGGGTTCAGGGTCGACAACCTTGACGACTTCCTTGGTTTTCGGTGGGGCGCAAGGAGCTGGAGGGAGTGATTTACCCCATGTTCGGGGAACGACAACCTCGACCAAAGGTGGTAGGTCAGCCAAACTGTCCGCTGTGTGGAAGAGACTGGAAGCCCGATAGACTTGGGACAATGGGCTGGCGTGCGACAGGTGGACGTGGTTAGACGTTGCCCGGAAGCAAGGGCACTCCCACGCACGCAAGCGCTTGGAAGCTCCAGCGCGATAGACGCCGGTAGTGTGGAGCATTTGAGGCCCGAGGAAAAATGATGTGGCGAACTGTAGGCTGTCCTCGATTCGGTCAAGCCACCCATGACCCCCCACGATCGTCGCGCCGGGATCAAGCCAGAGCGTGTTCGGGTGCGGGTTGCGGAAGTAGGTCACCCACAAAAAGTTGTGCTGGTGAGTCATCTGAGACATTGATACTGAAGTCATTACAACGCCAGCAAACTTGGTCTTGAGCCGAGCATCAGTGGCGAACTTCTCGGCCTCACTCAGGCATTGGGCGGAAGCCAAGATGTAGAGCTGGTGGCCCTCCCCCGCATGATTGGAGCTCAGTATTTTAAGTAACGCGGGTAGGTGGGAGACGGTGTCAGGGGAGACAGGTATGGTCAGTCGCATAGGTCCGACAGGTAGTTGCTTATGTGGGGGAGAAATTTCCGAAGTTTCACTTTACGGGCGGCTAGACGCAGCGCAAGCGAAGGTTTCCTAAACAAGCGGTAGGCTACTGCGTCGACAGCCCATTCGGGGTAGGATCTAAAGTTTTCTTCCAGCACAGCCCTCCGCGCATACTCCCGGTGGAACATCGTCAAGTCTGGGGAGTAGCGACACCGGTAGAAGCAGGCGTCATCAAGCGTGTCGAAGTATCTAATCTCCCTTCCGGGAAGGCTCACGGCCCACCCGTTCGGCGGATGCGGCCAGTCTGTGTAGATCGCAGAGAGCACACCTTCTACCGGAGTCTCGATAGAGCTGCCCCCTAGCCCCGGAAAACTAGGTGGGAAGTCAACCCGGTTAGAGAAAGAAGGCCTCGACTCTTTGCGAAGGTAGATGTTGTCAGGGTTGCTCATGCTTACCTCGGTGATGGCTGGCACATGAGCTCCTTCCACAACAGCGAGCGCTGGTGAGTGGTTGCCGATGTAGAGCGAGGCGCTCAGGCAAGTGTCAAGACTTGAGCCTCCCCAGTCAAGAGTTCGGTAGTCGACCACAACTCCTTCAGGGATAACGGGTTGGAACGCTTCATACTCCTCCTCAGTCCCAATAAAAAAGAGGGTCTCGCGCCGGAGAGTCTTCAGCAAGTCGGCCCATGGGAAGAGGGGGTTCTGCTGTGTCAATGTGCGGGAGATCACGATGTGTGTGCCCGTCGCCGCCATACGCTCAAACCACGGCGTGAAGTCGTAGAGCCCGCAGTAGTAGCTCATCTGCGCGAGCATCGACCTGCCGTGCTGCTTGACGGCGTAGGGGCGAAGGTCAAGGCCATACTGCATCAGGGCTGGCAGACCCCGGTTGACAGTGCGAATCCACGGCATCCGTTCGGAGATCCCTTTGATGTCGTCGAAGTGGTCGCGGGCAGCTGGCTCGCGGGTCGGGAAATAGACGTGGTGGGGGCCTCCGGGAATATGGGCAAGGACACCCAAGGCGTAGAACGCTTCGTGTAGTCGTCTGGCGGGAGCGATGACTTTCATGCGGGGTTAAAATCTGCGAGCCCGACCAGCAACGTCGAGGCGTTTGAGAGCTCGCTTCAGGGAGGACTGATGGCGGTTGTTGGCAGCGCGACCGGCTGGCCGCTCAGTGGAAGAGAACCCCAATCGAGACCGGCACAAGTCCATGAGGATGAACGCAGCATCAGCTAAGTCAGGGCTGAACCCAACGCGGTCCTTCATGTCAATCTTGCGTTCGGCGCGGAGCAATAGCTTCCCGCCACCTTTGACGGTGTCATATTTACGGGACACCATCTCTCGGATCGTGGAGGCATCGAGCCCGCTGAGCTGACCGGCGCGGAGCAGCTCTTTGCCAGCGAACCACAGTTCGGAGACGCGGTCGTGGTATCGCTCGTATGATGGTGACTTGTCAGAGGATGACACGGGCACGTCGGAAGCGCGTCCGCTGAAGTTGACTCGCAGGAAGTCCGGCCCCCACAATACGGCAAGGACGTCGGCGAAGGGAGCTCCACCGGCGGTGGCATCGAGGGCGAAGTTGCGGAGGTTGACGCCACGCTTAACACACTCATCCCGGACCTGCCGACAGATTTGCTGGGTGCGAGGGTCGGTCTTATTGGTGACGTCTTCGGAGATGGTCAGGACCTCGTCAAAGTTTAGGTGGCGAGCGCCGTTGATCGTCTTCCCAACAGTGCCGAACCGCAGAACGCACCGGTCCCCACCGGCGGTAAAGGCTACGTCGAGGGCAGCTACTCGGGCCTTCTCAGCATTCACCGCCCAAACAGGGGTGGACGTGCCTCCACCGCGCTCGATCTCGACGTCAGAGTAGATGCTGTCCTCTGCTCCGATTGGGCACCAGAATCCTTTGACCATTCGGTAGTAGGCAACGGACTTCTCACCAAGCTGGGCGGCCTCAAGCAGGTCTTCTTGCTTGGCGAGGAACGGATACTTGACGAACCCGAGGGTGATGTTGGGGCTGCGTTCAGCATCGAAGCGAATGAACTGGCCATACTTTGTGCGCCACGCATAATCTGCCTCAGTGACCGAAGTCCACCCGCCATAGGGTTCCGAGAACCTTCCATGAGGATCGAAGTGCGAGTTAGGGTTGCCGATACCGACCATCTTGAAGTCCTCATTTCGAGCAAGGTTGGAGAAGGCGGTCGTCAGAATACTGTCCGCAAGTTCGGGCAACTCGTCCGCCACGAGGCGCAGTCGCGGGGCTTTGAAACCCATGAACTTATTCTGGGCATCGCGCTCTTTCTTTCGGTCCGAAGCAACAAGTGTGAGTCCGAACTTGTCCGACTGAATGCCGTCAGCTTCAAAGCGAATGACACCTTGCGACGACACCATCTTTCCGGGCAGGCCGGGGAGCGCTTGAAAGTAGTCTTCAACGGTCGACCAGATACGCTTGCGGGAGTCCTTCAGGGAGGTGGAGGTGTAGAGCACCTGCGTCGCGTGCGGCGCACACAACCATTCGATCAATCCCCACACAGCAAAGAAGTCAGTCTTGCCCGAGCTCGCGCAGCCACCGACCGACAGATACTTGTTGGCACAGATGGCATCCAGCATTTCCTCGGCCCATGGGTGCCAGATGAAGTTCTTGCTGGAGCCGGGGTGGTTCCAGAGGAGGTCAACAGCTCGCCGGAAGTGGTGCGCCATCCCCGGAGAACTGGGGGCTCCCTCTCGATAACAGAGAAGTTCGATGTCGAGATCGCTTACCTCAGGACCCCAGATGAGTCCATACATCTCTCGTTCTGAGGAGAATGGAGAGATTGAATCTTTTTTCTTGACTGAGGCCATATATGTTGTTTTTTACGACACTGCCATATTAACGCATGAACAAAACTAAGTCAACCAAACCGAAAACCGCCGCCGCTACGACGCAGGCATACCTTAAAAGCCACCGCTTCGACGGGCTGTCCTTCCACCATATCCGCACCGTGCGTAAGCACATGGACATATTCACAAAGCACTTCAAGGAAACTCCGCTGGACGAGATCACCCCGGAGGACGTGCTGGTTTCCATGCCCAAAAGCTGGGGGCAGACCTCGAAGGCGAACTATATCCGTGCAGTCAAGACCTTTGCCACATGGGCACGCGACAATGACTACCTACCATACGAGCGGCGCACCTTTGCTGAACGTATCAGGAAGCCGAAGGAGGTGCCGCTGGACCCCGAGTTCTTCACAACCGAAGAGATGCGTAGCCTACTCAGAGTGTCGAGCATGTTGGTAGGCGGGGACGAAGAGTTCCTGCTCACACTGCTCATCTTGGGCGGATTCGTCGGACTGCGGGCGAGTGAGATTGGGCGGCTGAAATGGATCGACATAGACCTAACCCACAAGGCGGTAAGACTCACGCCGAAGATCACCAAGACGTCGTCTCGCCGCATCGCCATCATTCCTGACAATGCAGCGACGTGGTTGGAGCATATCAAGGAGAAGACGGGGTTCATTGTCCCTCAACAACTTATGCCGAACCTAAATCGCTACATCGGCAACCTTGCGAGGGAAGCCGGGGTAGCGTGGAAGAATAACGGCCTCCGACATTCCTACGTCACCTATGCCATGGCCCAAGAGCGAGACGCATGGAAAGTAGCTGAGCAAGTTGGCAACTCCCCGCGAGTATTGCAGCGACACTATAAAGGCCTTGTGCTCCTCCCTGACGCGGTTGAGTGGTTCGGCATCACTCCAAACAACACACTATGAGCACCATCATCGCAGTAGACCCCGGACTTAGCGGCGGAATCGTCGCTGGGGACACCACCAAAGACAAGCCCTGCCTTATCACTACCATGCCCGACACGGAGGCCGACGTCGTCGAGTTCCTGAAGGAGGTCAAACTCGGCTCAGCATCAGGCACTCCCAGCCTCGTCATCGAGAAGCTGCCCTTATTCGTGGCCGTGCCCGGCGGGCGTGTCAGCGGGGCTAGCATGGCCAAACTACACCGCAATGCAGGCATTCTGACCGGAGCGGCGCTGGCGCTTGGACTGCGCATCGTTGAGGTTGACCCTCACTCATGGCAGAAGCACTTCCGCCTTGGCACCAAGAAGTCCGCTGGCGGATACACCGCATGGAAGAACGTCTTGAAGGGCGAGGCGCAGAAGCGTTTCCCATCCATCAAAGTCACCCACGCAATCGCAGACTCACTCCTGATCTGGGAGTTCGCAAAAACCTTGAAATGAAGACACCCTACCCACAGCAAGCAGCACATATTGAAGTGCTCGCTAACATCATCAGCCGCCACCGCGCAGCACTCGACTCATCCAAGACAGGGACAGGCAAGACCCTGTGCTCCGCCGAAGTGGCTAAGCGTCTGGGACTGAACGTGTTCGTGATCGCCCCAAAAGCTACCCTAGTGAACTGGTCCCGAGTCCTCAAGGAGCAGGGAGCCGGAGTCGTTGGCATCATCAACTACGAGAAGCTCCGAACAGGGAGGTCGGGTTTCGGGGGTTGGAAGAAGAACTCTTTCTTTTTCAACCTCCCGCCGAAGACGCTGATAGTCTTTGACGAAGTCCACGCCTGCAAAGGCAACTACACGCAGAATGCCAAGATGCTCATTGCATCCAAGGAGCATCCGACGCTCATGCTCAGCGCTACGGCCTGTGAGAACCCCGTAGAGATGCGGGCCATAGGTTACTTGCTGGGGCTTCACTTCCTCAAAGACTTCTACAGCTGGGCGACGCGTTTTGGCGCGGTAGCCAACGCATGGGGAGCCCTCGAATTTGTCAAGCGCAGGGGCAGCGACGAGCACCTAGACAGGCTTCGCCGTCTCATCTACCCTGAGCATGGTCACATGCTGACCCGTGATGACCTCAAGGAGTTCTTCCCTGACGGTCAAACCATCTATGACCCCGTGTCATTCGGCAGTGCCAAGGAGATTAAGGCGTTGCTTGACGAGTGCGGCGAGGAGTTGCAGTTCGTCATCGAGAAGGAGATCGAGGAGAAGGTCACCCTCAAGGGCAACCCGGCGGAAGCAGTCGTCAAGCTGACGAGGGCTCGTCAAAAGGTTGAGCTGTTGAAGATGCCTGAAATCCGCCAGATGGTCCATGACCGCCTCGAAGAGGGCAAGTCAGTAGTGGTGTTCCTGAACTTCAACCAGAGCGTTCGCTACCTGTGCGACCTCCTTGAATCAGACCATGTCACAGCGGGCAAGATCTGGGGTGAGGAACCCCGCGCCGCGAAGCGCCAGCAAGTAGTCGATGCCTTCCAGAGCGATGAGGTCCATGTCCTAGTCTGCAACATCGGGGCCGGAGGCACCGGGGTGAACTTGCACCACACGGAAACCGCATCCCGTCCACGAGAAGCCCTCATCTCTCCCTGCTACAGCGCTAAGATAATGGAGCAAGTCTTCGGGCGAATTGACCGTGCCGGTGCGAAGTCAGACCCGATCAACCGGGTATTGGTCGCTGCGGGGACCGTCGAAGAAAAAGTTTTAGAAGCTGTGCAAATCAAGATTGACAACCTAACTCGCCTGCACAAAAAGTCGTTTATTACAACTATGCCACGAACACCAACCTACCCAGCCCCCGTGAAAGAGGGAGCCATTGAAGTCGACGCCACCGTCGTTGAAACCCCAGTCGAAGCAGCTGCTCCGGCTCCAACTCCAGCAGTAGAAACCCCAAAAGTGAAGCGCGAGCGCAAGCCAAAGAAAGCCCCGGTGGAGAAAGCTCCAGCTCCCGCCCCAGCAGTGGTGGCCGAAACGCCCGCTCCAGCTCCAGCAACAGGCGAAGATGCCGTGAAGAAGAGCGGTGAACGCGGACACGCTCCGTTCTCCCCTTCTCAGCTTGACCCTCTCTCGATCTGCCCCGGCTATCAGGGCGGCTCGTCGAGCGCCACAGCAATGAAGGCTGCAGAGCAGGGCACACGTTGCCACGCGGCTTGCGAAACCGGAGACACAACCGGCCTGACCGAAGAAGAGAAGATGCTTGTGGAAATGGCGATGGGCTACGAGGCCGACGTCGCTGAAGGCTCCGTCGAGCTGAAGCGCGAAATCTGCGTTGAGGTCTTCGATCAATGGGGATTCCTCGACACCCTCATCATCAAGAAGGACGGCAAGGCAGACATCGTCGACTTCAAGTTCGGCATCATGCCAGTCCGCCACGCGGACAAGAACATCCAGATGAAGGCATACACCTACGGCGTGTGGGTCATGTTCCCGAGCATCAAGGAGATCACCGTCCACCTCGTTCAACCGAAGCTCGACACAATCTCTTACCACACATGGGACCGTGAGCGCGACATGGAAGCCCTCGGCATGGAGATCAAGCAGGTCATTGAGCGAGCAAAGCTGGCTCGCGTGGACTTCTTCTCGCCAGACGTGGAGAAACTCTTCACCCCTCTGTGCGAGGCTTGCGACTTCTGTGGTAACCGCGCTCGCTGCCGCCCTCTGGCCCGCAAGCTCATCAAGATCACCTCGAAGTTCGACCCTGTCTTCGCAGTCCTTGACGACCCAATCATGCGCCCCGGCGAGATCCGCGACCCAAAGACCATGGGCCTCCTGCTCCGTGCCGCAAAGATCGCTTCAAAATGGGCAGAAGATGTCCAATCAGCGGCTCTCGAACAAGCCCTCACGGAGGGTGTCGTCCCCGAAGATTTCCGCCTCGTCGAAGTCAACAAGCCCCGCCGCGTCACCAACGCGCTGCTGGCTTACGAGGCACTCAAAGACAAAGTGGCATGGGAAGACATGCTCGCTTGCGCTACCGGTGTCAGCATCGGCAAGCTCGAAGAAATTTTCACCGAATCAGCCCCACGGGGCGAGAAGGCGA